GATTTGGCAGTAACTCACCATCTGGACCGGCAAGCAAGATCACCGTTTCTCCCACCACGCCGCGCGCCGCCACAGTGATTACTTGCAGTTTCATGTCAGCCCTCCTTCGCCGCCTTGGCCACTTCGGCGGCCAGCGTGGTCTTGATCGTGTTCAGCGCCGGCACGCCCGAATTGTCCCAGGCCCGCCGGGCAAACGGATTGGCGGGCATCACCCCCACCGATTTGCCGCTTTTGTGGAACCGCTCGACGGTCCCGAATTCAACCAGGTGCGCCACCGGATCGGTGATCGCCACCCGCACCAGCACCCGCGTGCCCGCGCTGTTGCCGCCGCTGCGCGCATCGCGCAGCGCCCCGCGCGCCGCCACAATCCCGCCGCCCGCGCGCATCACATCGGCATATTCGGCCAGCCCGGTCAGGTTGCGGTTGCGCAGCGTGATTTTGACCGAACCGGCCAGCGTGCCCTGATCGCGCGGGGCCTCAATCTCAATTTCCGATTTCACCAGCTTTGCCGCGCCGCGCATCGCCTTGCCGGTGGCCCGCTTGGCAATCTTGCCGGGCAGGGCCTCCAGCTTGCGCTCCAGCTCGCTGAAGCCTTCCAGCGCTACATGCTTCACCCGCTCACCAGCGCGTTCGCCACGATCAGCAGCTCGATCCCTTCGCGCCGCCCCACCTCGATCGGCGGGGCCACGATTTCAAACTGCTGGCCGTCGATCTTCACCACGTCCTGCTCGGTGATCGTGCGCGTTACCGAATCGAAGCGCAGCCACACGCTTTGCGTCGCCTCGCCCGCGCGGGTTCCGGCATCCACCGGCTCACGCCCGCGCCGCAGCATCACCCACCCCCACCGCGTTGCCAGCAGCGCCAGCGCGCCGGGCACCTTGGTCAGGCCATCATCCACCGCCGCGCCGTGGCGGTGGATTTCCACCCGCCGGTCCAGCTTGCCGGTGCGTACCGGATTGGTCACGCGCTGATCCACAGCGTGCGGTACGGCCCGATCAGGGCCTCCACCGCAAAGGGCAGATCGTTCACCGTGTTGCCCACCTGGGCAACGCCCCGGTTCGAATACCAGTGTTCCACCAGCATCATCACCGCCAGCTTCAGTTCCTGCGGCAGGGTGGTGTCATCATAGCCCGCGGTGAATTCCACGCTCACCGCGTTCACCCCGTCGATCGGCGTGGGCCAGACCTGATCCGAATTGCGCACCACCCACTGCGGCTGCGAAACCAGATCCAGCGAATAGACCGCCAGATCCACATCCTGCGACAATCCGGCGCTGTCGACATAGCGCACCGTGGCATCAGTCACCGGGGCCTTGGGCAGCTCGATCGTGTCGCTAAACGCGTCCAGCGTCAGTTGCCACACCTCTGCCGCCAAAGGCCGCCCGCACCGCTCGGCAATATGCCCCACCGCCGCCTTGATCAGCGTGGTCAGCAGCGCATCCTCGTCGGCGCTCTCCACCTTCAGATACAGCTTCACCTCGGCCAGGGTCACAGGAAGCGTGGCCGCCGGGGTGATCAGGGTCAAACCCACTGCCTTACCCTCTCACTCGGGCACGCTGCCCCGTTGAAACCTGCCGGGCCCGCGCCCCACCCGAAACCGAAACCCTGACCCGCTCGTCCTGAGCCTGTCGAAGGACTGAAACCTGCGCCGCGCGCTCAAACCCGGCGCTGCCTGGCCGTGAAACCGTTGGCCGCCTTACCGTTACGATCACCGCAGCTGCACTGCCAGTCAGTGGCAGATTGCCCTGTGCCAGGCCCATCGCTTCGTGCGCTGCCGTGCTATCGCCCGTGATCGGCAGAACGCCTGTGGCATTGGCTGCCACCGCCAGCGCGCCGCCGGCCTGACCCGTCAGCGGCAGCAAACCCGATATTCCCGCGGCCAGCGCCAGCATCGAAGTGCTGGCCCCGGTCAGCGGTAATGCGCCTGACGCTGCGCCCAGAATTGTCACGCTGGCGATCGTGCCCGCGCTCGATCCGCTCAGCGACAAGGCACCCGCAGCATTTGCTGCCAGCGCCAGCGCCGCCCCGCTGGTCCCGCTCAGCGGCAGCGATCCCGCCCCGCTCGCCCGAACCGCCAGCACCGAGGTGCTTAGCCCGCTCAGCGGCAGCGAACCACCGCCAGATGCCGCCAGCGCCACCGCCGCCGCGCTTGAACCCGTCAGCGGCAGCGAACCCCCCGCCGCCGCCGCCAGCGCAACCTTCGAAGCTGCCGAACCGCTCAGCGGCAGCGAACCTGCCCCCGCACCCTGAATCGCCAGAGCAGAGCTGCTTGCCCCGCTCAGCGGCAGCGTGCCCGTGGCCGTGCCATTGATTCCCGGATCCGCAATCGTGCTGGTACTGTTGCCAGTCAATGGCAGTGAACCCGCGCCTGCTGCCTGCAGCGCCAGCCCCGAAGTGCTGTTGCCCGTCAGCGGCAAGGTGCCGCTGGCATTGGCCGCCAGCGCCAGCGCCGAACCGCTCGCCCCGGTCAGCGGCAAGGTGCCGCTGGCCGCGCCGTTGATGCCAAGTACATCCGGCAGAGCCATATCCGCCAGGATCAGCGCGGCGGTGTTGTCCTTCGCCGGAAACCTGTACCCTGAAAGGACCGAAAGCCCCCGTTTGAACGGAAAGGCGATCAGGTTAGCCATTGGCGATCACCATCTCCAATTCAGGGCCGCCCGAAGACGTGCTGTCCGAAGCCACAGCCAGGATCAGCGCACTGTCTGAAAACAGCACCGGCATTCCGGTTTTTGCCAGATCATGCGTATCGCCGTCGTTCGCGATCTTGCAGCGACCACTCCACAACGGACGAACCACCAGTACGTTGAAGGCCCCCGCCGTCATCGCCGTGGCGCCGTTGGTCACGATCACCGATTCGATCTTTTGCACCCCGGTATCACCAGCCTGAAGCGGCAGCTGGTACATGCGGCCCAGCGTTAGGGCCGCAGCAGCCAGAGCCGGGGTGATCACCGTGCTGCGCCCGGCGGTCGCTGCCTGGTTGGTGTAGGTCACCTGCACCTGCCAGTTTGTGCCGGTCACAAACGCAGTGCTAACCTCGATCCAGATTTGTGTATCGCCATAGCTGCTACCCGGCATTCGGCTGACATAGCTTGGCTGTGCACTCAAGGTGGTAGTGCCGCCGGCAAAGCCATAGGCCCCAGCCTTGAACACCATGTCGAAAATCTTCATTCGACTTGCGACAGTGTTGCCGAAATCAACCTGCGCGAGATAGCCGGTCGCACTGCCGCCAAATGCATCAATTGTCGGGCATCCGGCTGTCGCATCGGTTGGCACAACCCCGGCAGTCGTGCTGGTCCCGGCCAATGTCCCCGATCCGGGATTGCCGGCCAGGTCGAACATCGTAAACCAGCCCGTTGAAACGGTGGTACGCGCCACCGTCTTGGCAATCGACAGGTATTGCTTCGCCGACGCGATAAAGCCGTCGAAGGTGGTGATCGCCACCTATCAGGCCCCGCCCACCGTGATATCGAACGCGGTCACCGTGAACACCTGGGCAACCGCGAAACTGGTGTTGTCCACCGTCATATCGCCGCCACCGCCGGTTGCGGTCACCGTGCCCTGGATGTGGCAAACCGTGCCGCCCGAATCGTAGATCCGAAAGTGCCCGGCAGTCCCCGCCGCGTCGGCAGAGTTGTCAGACCAGGTGCCCGACTTCGATTTGACGCCAGAGCTGGCCGCCAGCAGCCAGTCAGCCGGCAAGGCCACCGTCGCCAGCACCGTCCCGGTATCCGCCGCGCCGCAGTTGGCCGGAGCCGCACCCGAACGGATATTCAGAATTGCCGAAGTCCCAATCCCGGTTTCCAGCGCATCCCCCGCCGCATTCCGCGCCGTGGTCGAAAACTGCATCGTCATCGCTTAACCCCTCTTCGCCTTCGGCTCGGGCTTGGTTGCCCGCTCCACCTTGGGTTCGATCGCTTCGGCATAGCCGGCCTCGATCAGCCGTGCGGCCTCGGCGGCATCGCATTCGTACTCGTCCCCCGCGTGGCGGGTTTCGGCGCCAGCCATGCTGGTCAGCAGTTTGACTTTCATCGGGGTTTCCCTTCGCTTTGAAGGGCTGCCGGGGGAGAGTGGGACGGCAGCCCATCAAAGCGAAGGGGCGGCAGTTTCCCGCCGCCCCTCCATCTTGTTTGCGTCTGGCGGATCAGGCCAGCTTCAGGTGCTTGACCGCGGCGGTGTCCATCAGTTCACCGTCGAAGCGGATCCACCCGGCCACGCCGAAGCCCGGCCAGAAGTCCTTGTCGCTGATCGCACCGATCAGCGGCGCACCAACCTTGCGGACGATGTACTTGCCAAAATCGCCGCCCACGATCAGCTTCTGCCCCGTGGTGAAGACCGAAGGCATCGCATTGTTGATGTGATAGCGCCGCCCGTTGATCGTGGCCGGAACGCCCTGCTGATAGTTGCCAGCGGTCCACAGATAGTTGCCCTGGCCGTCCTTCAGCTTGCGGATCGCCGCCAGCACCAGATCGTGGAACATCAGCGCGAACTTCGGCGAACCGCGATAGGCGGCATCGATCGAATGTTCGAAGTCGATGATTTCGTCTGCGGTGAATGCCGTGGTCGAAACCGCGGTCTTGCCCACCGTGCTGGCAGTCACGATCCCGTTCGGGGCGCTGCTGCCGCTGCCAGTGGTCAGCTGGCTGTTGGCCAGGCGGCCCAGGCGTTCGCCCAGCAGGTCGTTCAGCACCGCTTCGACCACCAGCACCGAATCGTCGGCCAGTTCCTTCGAAACGCGCACCCACTTGGTGGCGAAGCTGTAGGCATCCAGCTGCTTCTGGCCAAAGGCCGGATCGCCGGTTCCATCATCGGTCAGCGTGGTGCCCTGGGTGGTGGCAGCGCCGGTGTTGGCGGTATCGTCAACAGTCGGCCACGGCATCGCATAGCCGCCGCTGGTCACCAGTTCGCGGGTCACAGCCGGATCGTACATCGGGCCGTAAAGCGCCATGGTCTTGATCAGTTCGGCCTGCAGTTCAGTCGGAACGGTATAACCGCCGGCCGCGCTGGTCGTGGTGGTCAGGGCGCGTTCTTCGATCTTCTGGTACCCACGGGCCAGCACCGCGCGGGCTTCGCTCGAAAGCGGAGCCGCATCGGGTACCATCGAACGCAGGTATTCGGCAAAGGCCGTGCGATAGGACATTTCCTCGCCGCCTTGCTGGGCACCGGAAACCGAACCTTCACCGCCGGGGCGGCGCTGGGCACGGGCTTCCTCGATCCGCGCGTCGATCCGCGCCAT